GGGTTTGGTATGCCGCTGCTCTCATCGAAGATCAGCATCATCCCGTCCTGGTTGTGGACGCCCGCGTAGCTGTCAGGGTTCTCGGCTGACCACAGCTTGCCCTCTGCGGCCCAGTAGCGCGTGCCTTTCTTCAGGTCACGCTCGACCAGTTCAGTAATCCACTTCGCTGGCACCAGCTTGGTGGCGCTCACTTCCCACCAGTGCGAGTGCATCGCCATCGCCGCCCACTTGGTCAGTTCTGCCCAGGTCACCGACCGCAGTTGATTCTCAGAGTTGGCGCTGACTACTACGCTCCCGCCGATGCGCGTGGTCAGCATCCACAGCACCAACCAAGATACTAGGGCGCTCTTGCCAATACCTCTACCCGACGAAACTGCTTCCCGTAGGGTGTCCATCTGGACTTTCCCCTTGTTCCGCTGGATGTGCGCCTTGATGTCGTTGAGCACCTCGCGTTGCCATTTGCGCGGGCCTTTGAATTGCGCCAGCGGGGTGTTCTTCTGCCCCCAGGGAAACACGAAGCGCACAAACGCCTCGGGATCATCCGCAAGCGCGGGTGACCACAACTCGACCATCAGGCGCTGCTCTTCAGCGGATGTGTAGATTGGGAGTTGCATCTTCGACGTAGGTTAGGCGAGCACGGGCTTCTTCAAGCGCGGTGATGACGCTGATCTTCTGATAGACATCAACGCTGATCTCTTGCTTGGCAGTCCAACCGTGGACATGCTGAAGGATCGCCAGGCTGGCCTTGGCGTCGCCGTTCATCGACGCCTCGGACAGTTTGCCTGCATGCGCCATCTCAGCGTCGGCTTTGCCTTTTTGCGCCGCCATCTCGGCGATGGGGTCTAGCTGACACAACCGCCTGTATTCAACTGGCAGCATGCCGGAGGCCAGGGCCAAACTGTCGCCTTTTAGGCCCAAGCGCGCTGCTTCGTAAATCTGTTGCAGTCGCGCCTCAGTCGCCCTGATCTCCCTAATTTCTAGCGGTAGGGATTTCATGCGCGGGAGTGTATCAGGTTTGTTGCTACGAAGGGTGTTGCAGCGTGGGTCATGAAAAAATTTTGTTCGCGGACCCTTCGCCAGCGTGACCGGCCGGCGGCGGGCCCTGCCCCCCCCCTTGCCCAGGCAACCATTGCCTAAGCAACCATTGCCTAAGCAACCATTGCCTAAGCAACCATTGTCCAGGCAAGTATGCTGCACTGCAACATGGCGCCAGCGGCTGCGGCCAGTAGTCGTGTAGTCACGTAGTCATGGCGCGCGAAGGGCTGCGCGAAGGGCTGCGCGAAGGGCTGCGCGAAGGGCTGCGCGGCGGTAGTCATCCCGTAGCCATAGCAGATTGGAATCCGCGCGCGCGCTGCCGGGTGGTAGTCACGGTAGTCATGGGTTTGAACCGCTGAAGTAGTCCGGTAGTCGCGGTAGTCATGACTATTTGGGTCCGATGCGCCCCTCTATCGTCGCGCGGGGCGCGCGGTAGTCATATAGTCACGGTAGTCATGACTATCCGGCAACCCCTATAGCAATACGTATATATAAGTACTTATATATGACCCCTACTACTATAGAACAACAGCATGACTATATGACTACACGCCCCGTACGCCTCATGACTACCCGCACGACTACCGCATGACTACCCGCACGACTACCGCGCCACCAGGGCGCAGACCCTGTTAGCAGTAGGGGCATAGACAACACACTACATAGCGCGTTACACTGTCTCACGTCGACGCAATCCCGCGCTGACGCAACTAGGGCAACACAGTGAACAAAGTCAACACACGCGAAGCAAAGACAGCACAGCAAGCCATCGCACATGGTCTGCCAGACATGGCAGCACGCATTTTGTCAGCCTGCCATCGCTCGAGCCTTCGCAAGACAGACCAAACTGAGTTGCTTGCACTGGCTGTGCAGCTGGGTGTGAGCAAGCACCCTGAATTCATCATCTGCTAATCATCAACCCGAGGCGCCTAGGCGCCTCACTAGTGAAGTAAACACAGTGAACACAATGATCTTTGCGGCGCCGCGCCGCTTTATGACCCTCAAGCTCGCCCGCAGCATCGCGGGTTCGCTCGGCAAGCCGTCGAAAATGCCCGGTCTGTCCTATGGCATCAGCGCAGACTTGTGCAACGTCGGCGCGAAGCTCGCAGCTATCGTCGGCAGCGTGTGTCATGGTTGTTACGCGATGAAAGCGAACTATAAATATCCTAGCGTCAAAACAGCGCATGCGAACCGCGTCGCCGGGCTGTCGTCGGTGTCATGGGTTGACGCGATGATCAAGCAAATTGGGCATAGCAAGACGGACTATTTTCGTTGGCATGACGCGGGCGATATCCAGAATTTTCAGCATCTATTGGACATTGTCAGGGTAGCTGAAGCCCTGCCGACCGTCGCATTCTGGATTCCTACACGCGAGTCGGGCTTGATCAAACGCTATGCCGATTGTTTCGGGGCTTTCCCGTCGAATTTATGCGTGCGCGTCAGCGCAGCCATGATCGACGGCAAACCGCCACAGGGCTTCGAAAATACGTCAACCGTGCACGCCGCAAAACCCGTGCAAGGGTTTGCATGCCCAGCGCCGACACAAGGCAACAAATGCGAAGACTGCCGTGCCTGTTGGGACAAGGGCAACAGCAACACCAGCTATCACAAGCATTGAAGATTCTCAGGGTTAGCACTGGCGGTGCTAACCCGGACAATCCGTCCGATTAGGGGTCAACATGAACTACAAAAGAATCGACAAAGCCGCCGCAGCCCTTGCACGCGTGGGGTTTTCGGAAACCACGATATCGTCGTGGCGTCAATGGGTCGCCGGCGGGTGCGGCTACACCCACGATAGCGGCAAGCGTGACTCGCGCCGCTGGGCGCACTACACACGCCGCGTCTACAGTATTAGGGGGTTTTAATGAGAGACGCGCTGTTCGCATTCGCCCTGGGCGTCGCTGGCGCGCTGTTCCTGTTCTATTCAATTTAGGGGTTAACACCATGACAACCGAAGACATCAAACGCATGTACGACAACAATCCGATGCTGACCCTGCGAGAGCTGTCAGCTCTCACGGGCTTGACCGTTGCAGCCCTCAAACGGTTGTTGCTGTCATGATCGCCCGCTATTCAGGCACGTGCGCACGCACGGGCCGCGCAATCAAGCCCGGTGACGTGATCACGTTCACTGCGGCGCGGAAGCCCGTGCTCGTGCAACAGCAGCACAACGCGGGCGTCAGCGATACGGTCCAGTTCGGCGACCGCACGTTCTACCGTAATCGCAACGGTCGTTGCGAGGACGCACCGTGCTGCGGGTGCTGCACGATATGACATTAAATCAATTGTTCGACACAACGACCATTGTCAACCCCGACGACGGGCTGACGGTAACCGTCACGCCCGTCGCGCGCGGCTACCTCGTGCGCATGGTGGACGACGACAGCAGCAATATCGTCGGCCAGCGCATATATCCGCGCGAAGTTGACGCGCTGGCCTATGCCCATAAAATTGCGGGGGTTGACCCATGGCTGCGCCTTGGGGGGATAGCATGACACGCTCGTTCTATCACGATCAAGCCCGCTATACCGTGGGCGACTGCGCGACCGTCAACGGGCTGCGGCGCATCCGGTGGCAGCGCTGGCGCCTTATCAGCGGCGCCTACGTGTTGACCCGACAAGCATGGCTGCCGACCCGCTCGACCCGCCGCGACATCATTCAAACCCTTTCGGAGATCATCTGATGAACATCTATGCCACCAACAAACCCGACGAGGGTTATCAGTTTCAGCTATCGACGACGCACTGGCTCAGCGGTCGCACTGCCGAAGCGTACGCCTACGCTTATGTCTGGAACGATGAAACCGACGGCAACGGCGAGTACTATGAGGGCACGCGCCCTGACTGGACGCGCGTACCATGCGCGTTTTGATCGCGTGCGAGTACTCGGGGACGGTACGCGATGCGTTCATCGCGCAAGGGCATGACGCTATGTCATGCGACCTGCTACCGACCGACCGACCGGGCCCGCACTATCAGGGGGATATCGTCGACATCCTAGGCGACGACTGGGGCCTGATGATCGCGCATCCACCATGCACGCACCTAGCCGTCTCTGGCGCCAAATGGTTCCCCCAAAAACAGGCCGACGGTCGACAAGCGGCCGCGTTGGACTTCGTCCAATTGCTCATGGGCGCGCCGATACCACGCATATGCGTGGAAAACCCGGTGTCGATCATCAGCACCAAGATACGCAAGCCCGATCAGATAATCCAACCGTGGCAGTTCGGCCATGAGGCCACCAAGACCACCTGCCTATGGTTGAAGGGGCTGCCGCCGCTGGTGCCGACGAACATTGTCGGCAAAGGGGCGCGGCATGTCACGAAGAGCGGGAAGAGCCTGCCGACATGGTACAACCTGCCACCCAGCGCCGACCGTTGGAAGATACGCTCGGCCACGTTTCAGGGCATCGCTGACGCGATGGCAGCGCAGTGGTAACGGCGTTGCTCGTGGGCTTGCTGGCCCTATTACTTGCCGCGTTGCTAGACCTCTAAACCACTCGCAAAGCCGTAGGCGCCGCTGGCGCCTCGACCATATCGCGTAGCTGCGACTTCGTGTAGCGCGCAGCCATGTCGGCCGACACGAACACTTGTTTTTTGGTGGTGTTCGCCTTCGACATCAATCGACCAGCATCAGACCAACCCGCTTCATTCAAGGCGTGCATGAGCGCGCTGGGGTGAATCCGGTGCTGGCCTGGCTGCGTCAACGCGTCGCAGATAGCGTGCCACGGGCCAGCGATCACGCCCAGCGAGAATACGCCTATGCGCGCCTCTATCTGCAATTGCAGATATTCCTCGTGCGCCGACCGACCGCGTTCGACCATGATGGCCTTCGCCTCGGTCATCGGCGGCGACGCGCCCGGCAGAAACGCCGACACATCCCGCGACGCCAGATACCCGGCGACGATCGCATAGCCGCCCGATTCGTACCACTGCCACATCGACGCGCCTTCGGCGTCGGTCATGCGAGGCGCGTCGGACCACACACAAAACCACCGGCGGTCGTTCGACGGGATCGAGATAGCGGCGCGTTCGTTCGAAAAGCACAAGACCCAGATTCTGTTCAACGCGTTATAGGGGTGCAACCCCTTGCGGTTGACGGGCAGATATTCAGGCGGCGCTGCAATGATCGGCTTGAGGACGTTTTCCATCGCTCGACGGTCTCGCGCCTCCGCTTGTCTGAGCTCGTTGATCACCATAACTTCCGCTTCCAACGCATAACCCCACGACGACGATAGCTCTTCGTTTTTGACGATGGACACGTTGCTGCGACCGATGGCCCACAAAAACGGCGCGTAGAGCGTGTCTTTGCCTGACCCCGGCAACCCGCCATGCAGCACGGCGTGGTTGATTTTTTTATCCGCGTGCTGCAGCTTATACGCCAGCACATCAAGCACATGCTCGCGCTCAAACTGTTCGGGTATCAAGCGCTCGACATGCTCAAGCCACCGTGACGCATCGCCCTCAACGGTCGGTGGCCTGGCGTCGCGCCAACGGTTGCCAAAAACGGCGCCATCCATTGTGGCCAGCACCGACTCGCCGGCGGCGTAAGTGACGCCTTGCAGCGTGCGGGCGCCCTTGGCCTGTCGATTCTCATCGTAGCAAACCGACGCCGACACTTTCGCCGTCCCGTGGACTGACTTGCACGGTATATGGGCAAACACCGCGTTGAACGACTTGCGCATGATCTCGCGGCGTTCCATCATGTCGAAGTACGCATCGTCGCTCATAATATAAGCAAAGCGCTCATACCATTCGGCCTTCTCTAACCGGCCCATCTCTTTGCGGTTGACCTCGCGGATAATCTCGACCGTTTCATCGGGGAATGCAGTCGTCGGCGATATCTTGCCCAGCGCGCCAGCCATCACAACCGCTAGCAGTTCGTCGCGCAAACCATGCTGGTGGTCAGGCCCGCCCTGCTCGGCCACCCATGTCAAGTACCGGGCGCTGTTCCACTCATCCACGCAGTGACCGTGGAAGCAAGTGTAGGCCCGCGAAACGGGCCTGTAACGGCCCATAGCGTTACCGTCCGTATGTTCGGCCGCGTTGGGGCAAACGACGCCGCACCAGCCCTCGCCGTTGGCATTCTCCAACAGGTCGCCACGCTCGGCAATCCACGCCAGCACGTCGTCATCGCCATCGTCCGCGAGGCCGACCGGGCGCATTGTGGCGGTATCGGCCACGCCTGGCGTGACGCCCAGCGCGGCGCATATAGCCTCTACGCTGTACTCACGGCCTGGCGTGAACTCAGTCAGCACCGAGGCAAACCCGTTCTTCTGGTTGATCGAGCCTGGCAGTCTGAAATTGCGCACCGGGTTGCATGCGCCTGGATCGGTGTAGCCGGCGGCAGCGATGGCCTTGATGGCGGCTGAAAACTCGCCCACCGTTGGCTGCTCGTTGAACGCATAACCATACTGATAGTTACCC